AATGGATGGGCAATGATCCGTGAAGCGTGATCCGTTGTTTTAAGTAGCTTGTCCAAAATCATTACCTATTTTTATATCAACTACACTTGGAACTTTAAACTCCATGCATTGTTCCATTATTGTTGCAATAGATTTAGCCTCTTTTTCATCCTTAACATTAAAACATAACTCGTCATGTATTTGTAATATTGGTAAATAACCAGCCTCATAACAGCTAACAATTGCTTGTTTAGTTTGGTCTGCTGCACTACCTTGAATTAATCTATTTAATGCTTTGTAAGTCATAGCACGTTTAATATTATCTTTACCATATTTTGCTACAGCATTTTCAAAAGTTTCAGGCATATGTAAACCCCAATCTTTTGTCTCCCATAAATCAAACCTACACTTTCGACCTTTTTTGGTGCGGATTGAACCCTCATCATTCGCTTTTTTCATACATCTATCAGATAATAATTTTACAAATGGCACCTTTCTATTATATTTTGCTATTAACAATTCTGCTTCTTCTTTTGATAGTCCAAGAGAATTAGCAAGTTTATTTTTACCCATGCCATACATCAAACCTAACCCTATGGTTTTAGCTTGGGATCTATCAATACCAACTAAATCTGCAATAGTTTGATGAAAATCAGCATCAGCATTTGCGTAAGCTTTTACTAATTCTTGCGATCCCTCATAACCATCACCAATAGATGAAGCATAATGTACAACCATTCTTGGTTCTTGTTGTGAATAATCAAATGAACCCCATTTGTAATCTTCTTCAGGTAAAAATAAACCTCTTATCTTGGCACCATACTCTTTATTACGAGCAGGCAATTGTTGTAAATTAGGATTTGACATAGATAATCTACCAGAGACCGTGCCACCATGATCTGATCGTAACTGGTTTATTTCTGCATGGATACGACCCTTGTGTTGATATTTCATAATTGAGGACAAAAAAGTTCCACGAAATTTATTTATTTCTCTTGCTTGAACAATTAGTTTGGATATTTTGTGAGGTGAGTTATGTAACCAGTTTTGTGTAAATGATGGTTCACCAGTTTTTTCGGTTTTGGGGTAGGCTATTCCAAGTTTGTCGAAAGCGCCCGCAATTTGTCTTGCGGCCCAAATGTCTATTTCTTTTCCTGTCAATTTTTTTATTTGTAAAAGTATTTGCTTTTCTTGTACCTCAAATTCTGCTTGCAATTTTTCTGCTTTGGATACATCAACCCGAACACCCCTCTGACGCATCTTCAAAAGAACAGGAAGAAGACTAGATTCTAATTCCCAAATAGTTTGTAAACTTTGATTTTGTATTTCATGTTTAAATCTTTGCCATAATAAGAACGTGAGGCGTGCGTCTTGTTCTGCATAAAATCCAACGTGTTCAGCTGGTAGCTTCCACATTTCCATCTTAGGATCAACCCCGTGATCTTTTGCAGCTTCAATTAAATCTGTCTCAGCTTTTAACTCACCAAGATAATCTTTACCTAAATTATTTAGAGAATATGAATATCTATTTTCGTTTATAATACCTGCAGCTATCATTGTATCAACGATCTCTCCATTTACTCTTATGCCCATGGCGTGCAACCAACCTAAATCGTATTGCGCATTATGAAATATTTTTCGATTTGGCAAAGCACATACTACTTGCATATAGCGAATTACTTGTTCAGGTATCATGTTACCCCCGCCAAAATGTGCAAAAGGAAAATATCCTTGCCAACCTTCTACAGCAACTGCAAAACCAATTACTTCACCTTGTTTTGTAGCCCAACCTGCACCTAAACCATTGTTAAGGCCATCATCCCTTGTCTCTAAATCTATCGCAATTTCTGTGTAAGAAGATAAATCTCTATATTCATTAGGACATGACCACATACTTTTTTTAAATGTCATTGATAATTGTAATCCTGTCACGTGTAATCCCTTTCTAAAATCATTTTTATGTAATGTATTGCTTTAAGTAAATCTTGTTTTTTTCCCTTGTCTTGATGACGGCATATATATTTTATTGCGTTACCCTCTGCGAACAAAATTTTATTGTCATTGATAAATTTTGATGGTTGTATTTTATATTTTTTGTAATGTGTGCCTCCAACTTGCTCAGTAAAAGTTTTATAAAAAATTTTATTCACCATCTTTTTCTTGTAAGTAAACTAAATAATCCCTTCCTATTGGGTAGTTATATTTATACTCTGTAGATAATAAATGCAATGATTTTTTAGCTCTGGTTATACCAGTATAGTATACCTTAAGCTCATCTATACGTTCTTTTTTATTTTTCCTATTAAAATCCGAGGCATAGTCATTTTTAGATGATACGATGACATGATCTGCTTCACCTCCTTTAACAGAGTGAATTGTATCAATTATAATTTGAGGTGGTTTATCTAATTGATCTTGCCCATAACGTTTTAATAATCGTATAAAATTAATTTTTTGTCTTGGTTGAAAGTTTCTTCGTAAAATCCACCACCATTCTTTTGTTTTTTGTTCTTCAGATACTCTTAAACCACACCATTCTGTAAGTTTGGTATAATCATATTGATTATAATCTGGTTCGTTTATCCAAAATTTTTCTGTTCTATAATTTATAGACTCAATATCTCTAATGTATTTGTAAAGATTTTCTGCCATTTTTTTGTCTATACTTTTATTATTAGCAATACGAGTCCATGACTTAATTGCTAACCATTGTCGTTGATCAAAAGATTTATTACCTTTATTATCAGAAAAATATAAACCAGCTTCTTTTGCAGCCATGCGCAGTTCATTTACAACTTTGCTAACTCTGCCTAATATGTACCAAGTACCATCGAATTGATTAAAAGGTATTTCTTTAAAATTTAAATAACGTTTAACAAGTCCACCCTTGCTCAAAGTTTCAAAATTTTTTTCAACACTATCAAGTATACCGCGTCTAACTATTTGCGAAAAATGATGAATGGCATCACCAAAACGTCTTGTTCTACGTAAAACAACTTTTCTACCTGGAAAATATGTAGTAAAATATTTTGGATCTGACCCATTCCACTTGTAAATAGCTTGGTCATCATCGCCAGCTAAATAAATTTTTTTTACATTATCAACCATTTTAAAAATAACTGACCATTGTAATGGGGTAAAATCTTGAGCTTCATCTAATATTAAAATATCTAAAGGAGGGAAATGCACTTCATTAATAGAACGTTCAATCATATCTGTAAAATCTATAAATGATCTTTCACCACCACCTTTTTTATAATGTTCGTATGTAGAAACTTTTCTTGTAAAAATATCTATAGGATCCTTTTTATAACTTTCTGCTTTGTATATTTCTATTGGATCTTTCATCATGTTTCGGGCTTTATCATAGATTCCTAATGACCAGTCTTTATATATAAAATCGTCATCATTTAGTCTGTTGTCTGTTTGCTTAATAAACTTTTCTTGTAAAGCAAAATCTATTAAACAATTTTTAATATCAAAAACTTCTTCTTCAAAATATCGTCTACAATATTTGTGCAGTGTTCTAAATCTTGAAAAATCCTTTTCAGTGTATTGAGGAAAAGCCATTAAAGCTCTGTCTCTAGCTGTGTTTACAGCTTTATTAGTAAAAGAAATAAATGCAATCATATTTGGTTTTACACCTTTGGCCAAATGTTTTTTTAAAACTCGTTCTATTAATGTATGAGTTTTCCCAGTGCCTGGTGGGCCAAAGATTTTTATTGTTTTTTTATGTATTTTTTTTAGTTTCTGGATTTCTAAATTTTCCAACATGATATTGTTCATCCATTTCACTTACAGATTTAGTTTTAGGTTTTTTAATTTCAAGTGAATCAAACATAAATTCAGGCATAGCAACAGACCAAATATTTTTTTGCCCACTAACATATTCGTGTCTAACACAGTTTAATAATTTCATTGCCTCTTTACTTGATGAAAAAACTTTAGATTTTTTTTCTTTTAACCAATTCTCCATAGTAATTCTTTTGAAATATAAAATATTTTTTTTAGAGTCTAACACAACATAACCATCTTTAAGTTTACTAAAATCATCTTGTTCTAATTTATCTTCAAAAAAATCTTTTAATGTTTTATATCGTTCATCGGCTAATGTTTCTTCAAATTCAAAATTTACATTACTAATTGCCCTTGTGACTAATTCTTTCATTAATAAATCATATAGTGGTGGGCCTTTTCTTACTTTTGGTAATTTCATCCAATATATACCATGTTTTAATAATTTTGTTCGCCAAGCTAATTCTGTAACCATGTCCTCTGGAAATACTTCAATCTCTTTGTCTTTATATCTAAATTCATAACTTACAGTTTTTAAATCTTTAACGTAGGATATGTTTGTGAACTCATCTATAATTTCTGGAGTCTCTGGCCCGATACCTAATTTTCTTTCTTTGCAAAGCTCCTTATTGCAAATTGGAGTAAGGTCGGCATGTTTAGGTGGACATCTATAAAAGTATCCCCCTTTTTTTACTGATTGTGCTGTGTTTGTAACTTCTTTTAACATTAAAGGTTTAAGAAATATTTCTTGGTTTCTTTTTATTGCAATATTAATTAATTCTTCTACAGTAATATTTTCATTTTTTTTAGTCTCTAATACAAGCACGTTAAATAAATAATTATTTCTATTATCTCCCGCCCAATGCTCTTGTATTAATTTTTGTACACATGGTGGATACTGAGACCATTGATCTTCTGGCTCATAAGAAACAGTTTTGTTCTTAAAATCTGATAAAGAAATTTTTCTCTTTTCAGCTAAATCTAAAAAACCTTTTAAGGTTAACCCTACACCAGTATCTGCAATAGCAAACTCTGTTGTTAACTCCGAATTAAAATAAGGTAAACCCACTGCTTTATTACAGGGAAAAAGTTCTTTAGATAAAAAATATAAGTTATTCCACTCATTTAAAATCTTTAATACGTCTTTTACATTTGTCCAATCTTTTAAAAACAAAAATAAATGTAAACCGCCTGACTTTGATAATACTGGTACTAAAGGTAAATTTGCCCCCGTAATATTATCAATATATTTTTTCTGCTTATAATTTTCATAATTCCTCGGGTCAATATCAATACAACCCCACTTACAAACGTCACCCCTTTCAGGTTTTAAACCAATAACTTTTTTACCCTCTATATGTTCTTTACATATTTCTGAGGTTAAAGGTTTGTGTATTGTTAAGTAATCAGCTATTCTTTTACCCCGTTCATCCTTATCACCACTAAGTGTGACTTGGATAAACGAGGTTTCATTACCAGCAAATAACTCAAATAATTGCTGATACATTATTAGAATGGAACTGTTTCGTTTCCTAACTGTTTGGTTTCTTCTTCTCTGCCGTAATCTATTTTACCAAAGATATCAGATTTCACAGCACTCTCATAAAATGCTTTTGTTAATTCTAAAGTCTTTGCATATTTAGGATCATTTAAAAATTTATTAAATTCAATGACCCAACCAAACCAAGTATTACCTGAGTTGGATTCTTTTGTGGTAGTTAATTTATATGATGTAGCCCATGATGGTGGACAAAACATACCTTTAACACCTTTTAATCTTCTACTTTGAATCATAGAGTTCCAAGTTTTAGATTTTTTCTTTTGAGTAGACTTCATTGCTATTAAAGCGGTCTCTATTGGATTGTAATCTTTGTCTAAAATATAAACAAAGTGATTACCAGTATCCTCTATGTAGTTACCGTTAGCTAATCTATCTTTAAAGTCATCTCCTCTTTTGGTTTCTCTTAGGATTGCAGGATCAAGGTGAATGTTAACTGGTCTGCCAACACTCTCTCCTCTATCTCTCCACTCATTAAACGTGTTAATGTATAGGCAAGGCACCACAATGATTCCCTCTTTGCTTTTATATAAGCTACCAGTTGTTTCATTATATATGTCACCTTGTTTTGCCGTTGCTATGTATTTACCACTACTTTCATCTAATACTGGTGAATTTGAGTATAGAATTTTTAATATTGGTAATCGTGTGTCACGTGACGTAACATACTCTGTGCCCTGACCAGCCGCTGCTTCTAAATCGACTAGCACTGGAGCAGGAGCCTCTTTTTTTACACTGACATTTGCTGTCGTGTTTTTTACTTGTGCTTGACTCATACTTTCTCCTTGGTTGTTATTTTTGTTTTGTTCGCAACGTAGACTCCAAATAAATCTACAGGAACATGTTTACCATCAACAATTTGTTCTTTAACAAACGCTCGTAAAGTTTGCCAATCTACTTTTTGTTGCTGATTTACATTTAACCCTTGACGTTTTAAATCTGCAATTAAAACTGCAGCAACGTTGTCTTCATTTCTTCCAAAGGTTAATGTAACGTTGTTTTTAATTAAATCCCCATGCCCATTATCACGAAGCCACTTGTATGCTTCTTCAATATGTGCCTCAGGAATTTTAGCGGCATAAAAAGGTTTAACCTCTACTGATGAACCATCAGCAAGCTTAAGCATAGATATACCCGCTTGTTGCATTAAGTTTGGAATTGTTTGCTCAGAAAGTAATGTTTCAGCTTCTTTTAACTTTTTTAATTGATCTTCAGTCGCTTTTATTTCATTCTGAGTCTCCAATAGCTTATTGCAAGATTTAGCAATATCAACTGACATTGCTGTATCAACGCGTAACGTTGATTCTGCCTCTAAGTCCATGTGACCCTCCTTAAACTAATTAGTAAACTAATAATTTGACTATTGCAAGTTTAATGTTATGAGATTTTGAGAATGACGAAAAAGTTTGAATATAAAACGCAGCCATTCGCACATCAAAGAGAGGCATTACGTAAAGGTGCAGATTCAAAATCATTTGCCTATTTTATGGAAATGGGGACTGGTAAAACTAAAGTTGCTATTGATAATGCTTCTTATTTGCATAACCTAAATTTAATAAATACAGTTTTAGTTATAGCTCCAAATAGCGTTTATAGAAATTGGATTAAAGAAATACAAACACATTGCTCTGTAAATTATAACATTTCTGCACACAAGGATGACGCAAAATTTGATTATCGACCCGATAAATTAAATTTTTTTTTAATGAATGTGGAGGCATTAAGTCATAAAAGTGGCGTTGATGTGGCAAATGAAATCATAAATCCTTTAAACGATAAGTTAATGTTAATAGTTGATGAATCTACAACTATTAAAAATAGGTCAGCAAAAAGAACAAAAAATATTATTATACTAGGAAAAAAAGTAAAATATAAAAGAATTTTAACTGGTTCTCCAGTAACTAAATCACCATTAGATTTATATAGTCAATGTAACTTTTTGGATACTAAACTATTAGGTTTTGATTCTTTTTATACTTTTAGGGCAAGATATGCAGTTATGAAGCAAATTGAGATGGCAGGAAGGTCAGTATTGCTGCCACAATACTACACAAACTTAGATGAACTAGAACAAAAACTTAAAATTTTTTCATATAGGGTCAGGAAAGCTGACTGTTTAGATTTGCCAGAAAAGGTTTTTCAAAGAAGAACTATACAATTATATGACCAACAAAGGCAAGTTTATGAGGCACTTAGAAAACAGGCGTATGTTGTATTAAGTGACACTCAAGTTAGTTTTGCTAACAAATTAACTGAGATATTAAGATTACATCAGGTTTGTAATGGTTTCGTAGGCACTGATGATGGATTAATAAATTCATTTGATAAATGCAATAAATTAAAGGAATTAATTAATATCATTGATGAAGGCGAGGGTAAATTTATTATATGGGCTAATTATGTTTACAACATTAAAACTATTATTAATCTATTATCTAAAACCTACGGCAAAGACTCTGTTGTAAGTATTTATGGTGAAATCACCACAAAAGATAGGGAAATAGCAGTAAAAAAATTTCAAGAAGACTCTACTTGCAGATTTTTTGTTGGTAATCCTAGCACAGGAGGATATGGTTTGACTTTAACTGCCGCCTCTTATGTTATTTATTTTAGCAATAGTTATAATTTAGAGGTTAGACAACAATCCGAAGATAGAGCACACAGAATTGGTCAGAAGAAAAATGTTGTCTATATTGATATTGTAGCTGAAAAGACAATAGACGATTTAATTATATCTGCTTTAAAAAGAAAGATAAAACTTTCTGCTGAAACTTTAGGGGAGGAAGTAG